ATGCATTTAGGGGAGAGATACTAATGGTGAATGGATATGATATCAATGGTGGCGCACAGAACTTTGTCGAACAGTTTAAAGGAACTGAACTAGAAGGGTTAGGTTCTCGATTGGATGATATTGTCGAGATGTATCAAGATGGTGATATAGACAAAGATACTGCGACCGAACTGATTCAAGATATTAAGAATGAAGAAGAGACTGAGCAGATGGCATCATCAATGCAGACTCGTTCGAACTTTCTTAAAGCCGCAGACTTTTTATTGAAAGTTTTATAAACTTTTTTACGAAATGTGTTGACAACATAACCTCATGATGTTATTATATCATTGTAACGTTGATTGAGGAGATTACATTATGTCACACGAAGTAGAAACAATGGCTTATGCAGGCGAAGTACCATGGCACGGTTTAGGTGAACGTGTTCCTGCAGATTTATCACCTATGCAGATGATGCGAAAAGCAGGGCTTGATTGGTCAGTTGAGAAACATACAGCGTTCGTTGATGTTAACGGTGAACGTATCTCTACTGGTCAAGAAGCACTTATCCGTACTTCAGATAATACTGTGCTTACTAACGTTGGTAAGAACTGGGAACCAGTACAGAATGCAGAAGCATTTGAGTTCTTTGCTGAGTATTGTGCCGCAGGTGACATGGAAATGCACACCGCAGGTTCATTAAAGAATGGTCAAATCACCTGGGTTCTTGCGAAAGTCAACGAGTCATTTAATGTTCTACAAGATGACCAAGTTGATAGTTATCTGCTATTCTCTAATCCACACCAATATGGTAAGTCACTAAATGTTCGTTTCACACCGATTCGTGTCGTGTGTAACAATACACTTACATTATCATTAGATATGAAATCGAACAATGAGGTGCGATTAAATCACCGCTCTAAGTTTGATCCTTCTATGGTGAAGACTCAACTAGGTATTGCGCACGAAAAGTTTGAAGTGTATCGTGATATGGCTAGATTCTTATCTAAGAAACGTACAAACAAAAACGATATCGTTCAGTACTTCAATGATGTGTTTCCTGTTGCAAATGCACCTAAGCGTGGGGTGAATAGTTATGATGACTTATCACGTACTGCTAAGATGGCATACGATGTTTTAGAAACACAGCCTGGCGCACAGTATGCCGAAGGTTCGTGGTGGCAAGCATTGAATGCTGTGACATACACAACAGACCACTTGCTTGGTCGTTCAAATGATGCTAGAATGGCTAGTGCTTGGTTTGGTGCTAACAAGACCAAAAAAGTTAACGCTCTCAATCTAGCAGTTGAAATGGCAGAGGTGGCATAAGCCCCTCTCTTTTTTTCAAAAAAGTGTTGACAACCTAAACTTTAAGTGTTACCATATATTTGTTGATTTGACTGGAGACTATATTATGATTTATAAATCTTACAAAGAAATACCTACTCGCTATCGCAAAGTTATTCTTGAAGAAACTCAAGAGCAACGTGTGTCTAGTGTCCCACTCGATGAATGTAATGAAATCATTGCCGCATACCAAGAATATGAGCAAGAAAACGAGACGTTGAAAAACTTCGAGATTATTTCTTATATCAATGGGCGTGAAGAGTCATGCAAATATGATAATGCTGAGTTAGCATTAGTTGCACTCGATAGAGTCATTGGCTTCGACGATGAAAAGAAAGACGTTATTGCTGTTTTCAAGCAAGCGGGTAAAATAGTACGAGCATATATTAAAGGCAAATATTTCGAGTACGAAACTGATTCAATCTACTTATAGGATAAAAGATGCAAGCATTAAATAACTTTGTTGTCGTCATGCAAGACGAACAAACCGAGACTACGACAGAAAGCGGTCTCATCTTAACAACTGACCTTAACACTGGGCACAAGCCTGGTATTGTTATCGGTGTCGGTCCTGACGTTGAAAACATATCACCAGGGCAGAAAGTTGTTTTGGATTGGACTAAAGCCAAACCATTCTCGATGGATGGTCAGCAACTAGCCGCAGTAAAATCAGAAGATATTTTCGCAATCTTCGAATAATCGTTCACTTCTTCCTTTAATTTTGGGCTCCTTCGGGAGCCTTTTTTTTAATGTATAAATATAGTCATAAGTTTTTAACGAGATGGTTATGGCTAATCTAGCAGGAAGAGAAATATACAAATACGCTTTTCGTGTCGAAGTATTCATAAAGAAATACACGACTAAAGACCCGTTCACATTGGCGAATGGTAAGAAGGCTACTTTTGTTCCTAGCGAAGATGTTATCAAAGCATTAAAGAATCAACAAGCAACAACTAAGTTAGAGTTATTATCAGAAGACGGTAAGACATACAAGTTTAAAGACTTGATGAAGACTGGCGAGTTTGGTGGTAAAGGTGCGGGCGGTTCGACTATCAAAGAAGATAGAGAACTTGCATCATTACGTCAACAACTAGCACAGATTAAAAAAGATACTGCTAGTGCTACTGTTCCTGTCAAAGTAGGGCGTGAAATATATCATGTCGAAGATGCCGAATCTACACCCGGAACACCAAAGTCAGACTTTCACTTACTTGATGGTAATGGAAAAGAATGTGTTTGGATATCACACAAAGATGGTAGTAGACCACGAGACTTTCAACAGTGGGGCGGTATCTCACAACGTAAAGAACCAAAGATATTTAATCACAAAGAAACACAAAAGTTTGTGTCTGACTTGAAAGAAATATTTCCTGATGGATTGCCTAGAGCAACATCATTGCATCGCAGAATAAAAGATAAGAAACTAAAAATGTTATCAGTCTATGGTAACGAATATGACACAAATAGGTTGTCAAGGCAGAATACTTCTGTTATGATACAAGGGCCAGTTAACTTGGTGAATAAAGGTTCTTATTATGTTTTCGAATCAAATCATGTACACTATAATGGTGAATCTGTTGATGATGGTGGATTTGAGCCTGTATTCATGGCTATCTACAAAGGTGATAGAAGTGATGCTGGTGTCAAGGGTACACGTATCGTAATCATGCCTATTGATGGGCGTAAATCCAAAGAGTTTAACGAAGATAAGGTGATTAAATAGTGAACTTTTCAGAGTTTATCACAGAACAAAAAAATACGCATATGACACATCTAGAAGATAAAGTTCTTTATGGTGGTGTCGATGGTACACGTCAAGCAATCTTTGCGTTACGTGATATGCGTGATATGCTTGCAGGTAAAAAAGCAAGTAAAGTCTCAGTCAAATGGGATGGTGCACCTGCTATTTTTGCGGGCACTGATCCACGAGACGGCAAGTTCTTTGTGGCGAAGAAAGGTATCTTTAATAAGAATCCCAAAGTATATAAGACTAATCAAGAAATCGATGACGATACATCGGGTGACTTGGCAGATAAACTTAAAGATGCATTGAAGTATCTACCTGAACTCGGTATTAAAGGTGTGATTCAAGGTGACTTCTTATTCGGTAAAGGCGATGTATCTAAAAAGAAAATAAATGGTGAGTCATTTGTGACTTTTCATCCAAATACGATTGTATATGCAGTTCCTGTTAGTCAAGCCAAAGAGATTATGAGCGCAAAAATCGGTATTGTATGGCACACTAAATATACAGGTAACAGTTTTGAAACTATGAAAGCAGATTATGGCGTCAATGTTTCGAAGTTAAAAAAATCTAAAAACGTTTGGTCACAAGATGCTATGTTGCGTGATGTGACCAATGCAACTATGACTAAAAAAGAAACGGAGCAAGTGAATGAATATCTTTCAAAGATTGGCAAACTTTTTAACCAAACTTCTGGGACTACACTCAGAACCCTCGAATCAAACCAAGAACTCGCAAAACTCATCGAGCAGTTCAACAACACCTACGTCAGAAAAGGCGAAGTCGTCGGCAACACCGAAGCGCACACGAAAAAACTCATCAAATGGATCAGCGACCGCTACCAAAAAGAAATCGACAAGCGCAAAACCGAAAGGGGCAAGCAAGCCCAAGAAGCCAAGCGTAAAAAAATCCTCGACTTCTTCAGCGAAGAAAACAAAGTAAATCTTGCAAGAATGTTTGAGATGCAAAAACTTATGGTTTTAGCTAAACTCAAACTTATAAATAAACTTAATAGATTAAGTAATCTTGAAACTTTTGTTAAAACTAGCAAGGGTTTCAAGACTACTGGTCAAGAAGGTTATGTGGCAATAGACACATTTGGTGGTGATGCGGTGAAACTGGTTGACCGTATGGAGTTTTCATACAACAACTTTTCGCCAGATATTGTTAAAGGATGGGATAAACCAACGAGGAACTAAAAATGGCAGATCCATTGTCTTTTAAAGACTTTTTAGCAGTCGATTATACTCCAGGCATGCCTGATTCAATCAGTTATGCGGCAAAGAAGCGCAAGCGTGGTGTGATTGGCGAAGACTCTCAAGAAACGAATGAAGCACTAGACTTTAATCAACGTAGAGCACGTGCACGTTCAATCAAGAAAAACAAAGCAAAGATTGCTATGGGTCGTCGTAGGGCGGCTAATAAGCAGGCGAGTCAGGATCGTTTGAAGAAACGGGCACGCAAGCAAGCAATGAATACAGTATTCCAGAAACTGTCAAAGGGTGTTAAGCGTTCAGACTTACCTATGTCCCGTCGTCAGTCTATCGAAAAAAGGCTTGAAAAAATGAAGCCTAGAATCGATAAGATGGCGAGAAAGATGCTACCTTCGGTACGCAAAATGGAAAAAGAACGTAGACAGAGTAAATAGGATATTAAATGTTTCCCTCATTCAAACAATACTTAGTTGAAGAAGAAAGAGAAGTTTATTTTACTTTTGGTAGGATGAATCCGCCTACTATTGGGCATGGTAAGTTAATGAATGTTATGTCTGCAAAAGCAGGCAAGAATCCATACAAAGTTTACCTATCTTCATCTCAAGATTCAAAAAAGAATCCTCTGTCATACGAACAGAAGATTAAACATGCACGTAAGATGTTCCCAAAACATGCACGTAGTATTATTTTAAATAAAAAGTTAAAAAATGTATTTGATGTTGCTGTAGCACTATATGACCAAGGGTTTAATAAGATTAACATGGTTGTTGGTGCTGATAGAATAACAGAGTTTAAAACATTATTAGAGAAATATAATGGTAAGAAAGCCCGTCATGGCTTCTATAACTTTGAGAAGATTAATGTTATTTCTGCGGGTGAGCGTGATCCCGATGCAGATGATGTAACTGGAATGAGCGCAAGTAAACAACGTAAGAATGCTGAAAATAATGATTTCGCAACATTCTCGCAAGGCGTTCCTAAAACCATGTCTAATCAAGATACGAAACGTTTATTCAATGATGTTCGTTCTGGTATGGGATTAAAAGAATCAAAGACATTTAAGAATCATATCGAACTAGGACCTGTATCAGATATTCGAGAGAAGTATATCGAAGGGCAACTGTTCAACGAAGATGACCAAGTTGTTGTAAAAGCCACAGGTGAGATGGGGCGTGTATTCCGTTTAGGAACGAACTACGTTATCGTCGAACTTGAAGAAGGGCGTATATCACGTCAATGGTTAAACTCAGTCGAGTTAGTCAGCGAAGTGATGAAAACAGATGACGGTACACCTGAAGCAACTCGAAAGATGAAGAAGAAGGTTCCAGGTCAAGAAGAAATACCTGTTGTTGAAGAAGACGAAGTTTCAATGGCACGTAAAAAGATTGAACTAGAAGTTGGTGCTGATAAAAGACGACACGATAAAATCTTAGATAGAGCACGTCTTGCTAGAGCAAAGCGCAAAAATCGTGAAACGAAAGTTGATTAACATATAAATAAAACTATAAAAACATTCAAGGAACAAACGTGAAATCATTCTCAGAACTATCAGAAAAACTAAAGAAGGACAAAGATGATCCTTGCTGGAAAAACTATGTTCAAGTAGGTACTAAGAAAAAGAATGGCAAAGAAGTGCCTAACTGTGTGCCCAAAGAAGAAGTATCAGAAGAAAAAGATGAACCTGCATCACCTGACGAAGGTTCAATGGCTAAGACTCAACTAGAGTTTATTGCATATGCCGCAAAAGAAATCGAAGAACATATCTCTTCGGGTGGTAAGTTTCCTGAGTGGATGCAGAACAAGTTATCTGGTGCACATGAGAAAATGAAAGGGCTACATGCATCGATGGGCGACCATGGTGGTGATGATGATGACGAAGAAGAAGTTAAAGAAGCAACTACTGGTCGTGCAGGTGTAAAGTGTTCAGGTAAGAAGTCACAGTTTGGTGGTTACACTCCAACATGTACTAGAGACGGTAAAGGTGTTTACTCTGCACAACAGTCATACAAAGATGCAGGTACAGCAAAGAAACATGCAGAAGTATATGCTGATGCGTATTATGCATATGGCGACAGACCAGCACAGAAAGCAGTACGTGATTTCGTTGCTAAGAATAAGTCTAAGTTACATACTAAGAACGAGTCTGTTGAAGAAGGTAAACTACCACCACATCTATCTAAGTTCTTTGATAAGAAAGGCAACTTAAATAAAGATGCTGAAGAACGTGTAAAACAAGGTAGAAAGAAACGTGGGCTTGATCCTCAGACTGGTAAGAAACTAAAGTCTGTCAGAGAAGCAAGACGCAGTGGCAATGATTAGATTCAGAGAATACGTTGAACAATGCTGTGATGATTGTATTCAAGAAGCGGCAGAATACCAGGGTAAGAAAGTTACTCTGAATGACCCTATTCGCACACCCGAAGGACCTAAGAAGTTCAAGGTATATGTGAAAAACGAAAAGGGTAATGTTGTAAAGGTTACTTTCGGCGATCCCGAAAGTGAGATAAAGAGAGACGATCCTGAACGTCGAAAGTCGTTTAGGGCTAGACATAATTGTGATAACCCGGGCCCAAAAACTAAAGCAAGATACTGGTCTTGCTATCAGTGGCGCAAA